AAATAGATTAGTATGTATAGGTGATTTACATGGCGATATGAAAGTAACATTAAAAGTATTAAAATTAGCAGAAGTAATACCTCAAGATAGTTTAATTACAAATATTAATAATATTCATTGGTGCGGTGGAGATTCTTGGGTAATACAATTGGGTGATCAAATAGATAGATGTCGTCCGGATGGATGGGCTGATAATAATTGTATAGAAGATTTTAATGATGTTATTGAAGATGAAGGTAGTAATATGGCAATAATTAAATTATTTTTAAGATTAGATGAAGAAGCAAAACAATATGGTGGTAGAGTATTAGGAACATTAGGTAATCATGAATTAATGAATGTAGATAAAGATTTTAGATATGTTTCACCTAAAGAATTTTTAGAATTTGTTCCTCAAGATCAAAGAACTTCTAAATTTACGGATGATGGATATCCTCTGGGATATTGGCATAGAACTAAAGCATTTGAAAGAGGTTCTAATATTTCTAAATTATATGCTGAAAAGAAAAAATCTATAATAATAATTGGTTCATATATTTTTGTTCATGGTGGATTAAGTGTACAATTAATGGATAAATATACTATTGCAGAAATTAATGAAATTGTTCGAAAATGGTTATTAAAAACTGATACAAAAACTGAATCAGAATTATTTGATGAAATATTTAGAAAAGATGATGATATGTCTCCATTTTGGTGTAGAATTTATGGCGAAGATTATGATGAAGAAGATAATCCTGATAATAGTCTTAAAATGTTTAATAATTTAATTGAAATAATTAATAAAAAAAATAAAAAATTAATGCCAATTAAAGGTATGGTTATTTCACATACTCCACAATTTATGGAAGATAAATTTTTAAATTCTATGTATAATGATAGATTATGGAGAATTGATGTTGGTATGAGTAGAGCATTTGGTAAACAAGATGATTGTGGATATAATAAATATAGAAAACCACAAATATTAATTATTCATAATGATAAACAATTTGAAAAAAGAATTATATCATTAAATTCTGATAGATATCCTTCTCCAAGTATGGGTGAAAATATTAATTTATCAAATCAAAATCTTCCATTTTAGATTTTTTTTTTCTAATATATATTATAAAAACATGCCAGCTAAAAAAAGAAGTTCCAAAAAATCAAAATCTACTGCTTACAAATTCTCTGTTCACGTTAAGAAACCTAAAAGTTCCAAGAAATCCTTAAAAAGAGGTAAAAAATCATCATCTAAAAAATTATCTAAAAAATCTTCTATGAAAGGTAAAAAATCATGGGTAGCTTGTGTTGCCAAAGCAAGAAAAGAATTAGGTATAGAAGGTTTTTTAGCTATTAAAAAAGGTACACCTTTATATAAAAGAGCAAGAGAATTATATGATGGTAAATAAATTTGAAAATTTTTTTTTATATGATTTTAAATTAAAATACATTCTTAACGAATAATAATAATCAATTTATAAATAAATATATTCTTAAAATGTCTAAGGTAATCTTGTCAGAAATTCCTTTGAATTTGCGTAATAATTATGATATGTCAAATCTTTATTGTTACGCTGTGTGTGGTGTATGTGTCCAGTATTGTGTTTTACGACCGAAAAAAGAAGAATATAGTTAAAACTGGGTATTGTAGAGCAAATGGTCATGGATCTTCTAAAATAACTTGTCATGCTGAGGAACTTGCAATTAAATATTGTAGAGAAAATGATATTAAAAATAAGTTTGATATTTATATTTGGAGATATGGTAAAACTGGTGATATTAAAACTAGTACTTGTTGTAAATCTTGTACTAAATTAGCAACTAAATATAATTATCAAAATAGAATATTTACATTTAAAGATAATGATATTATAAATGCTATTGTAGATAATCCATCAGTATCACTTGGTAATATGCTTAGAAATATTTAATATATATATTTTCTTTAATAATATTTTTTTTATAATATATTTATATAATGTTATTAAAACCAAATACATTAGTATCTAAAACTATATATTTTTCATTAGTTGTTCAAATAATATCAACTTTAATTAGTTTTGAAGGTTTATTTAGAAAAATAAATGATAAAGATTATGTTCTTAAAGAAATACTTTTATTGGAAGGTATTGTTCAATTAATTGAATCATGTTTTTATATTTGGGTTATATTTGCTATTCATAATTTAAATAGTGTCACACCTAGAAGATATATAGATTGGACATTTTCAACACCAATTATGTTAATATCAACTATTGTATTTATGAAATATCAAGAATTTAAAGAACAAAATAAAAATACAAACTTTAAAATGGTTGATTTCTTTAAAAATAATAAAACAAATATATTCAAAATATTCATTTATAATGGATTAATGTTATTATGTGGATTTTTAGGTGAAGCAGGTATTATAGATAAAAGATTAGGTATTCCAGTTGGATTTATATTCTTTTATTTATCATTTAATTTAATATATCAAGAATATGCTAAAAAGTCTGAATTAGGTAAGAAATTATTTACATTTTTAGTAGTTATATGGGGATTATATGGTGTTGCGGCTATGACAGATTTGAAAACAAAAAATATATCTTATAATATTTTAGATATAATTTCAAAGAATTTCTATGGATTATTTATTTATTATAAAATCTTACAAATATCTAGATAATATATTTATAATCAATATCATTTAAATTATTATCTAGTATTTTTTGAACTGAATTAGGATCTTTAATAATATATACAGGTGCTACAGGTGATTGTATAAAAAATATTAAATCTAATAATGATTGTATAAATGAATTATTTACTATTATAATACTTTTTTCTAAATATTGTATAGGTTCTTTCTTTAATTTATAAATAAATTCTGTCATTTTGAAACTATATTTTATATTATAAACTTCTAAATTACTTGAATCAAAAATAAACGTAAAAGGTATTTTTTGTTCATATAGTTTTAACCATTCATTTGTTAAAATATTAAATTCTTCATTTGAATTTAATTTACCAAAAGTTACATAAACATTTGGAAAATTATCATAATTAAATTTTACAAACATTTATATAGTTAATTTATAAATTAAAACTAATTCTGTAAACTAACATTTGATTATTTTTTTCTAAAGGTATTTCATAATAAAAATCATTTACAGATTTACTTTTATTATATAATTCTGGATTATTATAAATATATGGTTTTAGAACATAATTTGTTTGATCATACATATTAAAAATTAATTCTACACCAAAAGATTCAAAATATTCTTTCATTTTTAAAATAGAATCAATTTCTAAAGATACTATATCAACTTTATTGTCATTATCTGAATATAAATATTTCATACCATCTGTGAATATTTGTAATAATTGTTCAAAAATATGTTTATTAATATTATTATTTTTATCAGGTGAATCTAATTCTAATTTTATAGAGTTATTTTCTTTAGGTTCTTTTGTAAAAACATATTTTATAAATGAATTATGATCTCCATCTTTATATTTTGTATTTTCATTTTCCATTATTTATACTTAATTAAGAATTTTTTAAATAATTATACAAAAAAAAGTTTTATATTATATTTATTAAATTATCTTAAATTTATTTTTGATATCTTTGAGTACAGTTAGTCCGTCCAGGTTGATGGATATTATGAATCTTACGATTCTTTCTTGAAATTTTCATAGTTCTATAATTAGATACAGGTTTATTCATATAATTACTATAATTGTAATTATTCATATCATATAGATGTTTGTCTTGTAGAAACACTACATTTTTATTTTTGATGGGAATACTATAATATTTTGTTGTATAAATTTTATTATTTGATGATACAACATTCATATTTGAAGATGTTGTATTGTTGAACGGAGTAGTGCATGCCATACAAGTTGCTGTGGTGATTAGAGATACAGACATTGTTTGTATTTTTAAATTTAAATTCTTTCAAATCCAAATTTCAAATTTATTTTTTAGTAATGAAATTTATTCATATGATTGTATTATTAAAATAAAATTTGAAAATACTTAAAGAAATATTAATATAATTAATTGTAATACTTAAAGAATGGAAGGTCTACGTTTATCAACAATGACTGCTTGCACTCAAGTAAATAGTAATATAGAGTTAAAAAATTTATATTCTCAAATATCTATAGATGATTTTATAAAATATGCTGAACATGGTGATAATAATTATAAAGGTTATGCTAAAAAGAATGATAAAAAGAAAAGAAAAGAAAAACCAAAAAGAACATTCTTTAATCAATTAACATTACATTGTTATTATGATAATAAATTAGTAAATGTAAAGTTCTTTAATAATGGTAAGATTCAAATGACAGGTTTAAAATATGAAAATCAAGGTATTAAATTATTAAATGAAAAACTATTACCTTTATTTAATAATTTTAATGATATATTTGATAATGATGTTAAAGAAATTAATAATTATAGAATTGTAATGATGAATAGTGATTTTGATATTAAGAAAAATATAGATAGAGATTTATTACAAGATAAAATAACAGATGCAGGATATTATTCAACATTTGAACCAGATTGGTATCCAGGTGTAAATATTAAATATTATTTTAATACAAATAATAATAATACAGGAATATGTAGATGTTCAGAAATATGTAAAGGTAAGGGTACAGGTGATGGAGAAGGTGAGTGTAAAGGAGTAACTATAGCAGCATTTGAAAAAGGTAAAATACTAATAACAGGTGCTAGAAAACAAGAACAATTAATTACTTGTAAATGTTTTATTGAAGATTTTATTAACAATAAAATCAACTGATGTTGAAGATTTTATTAAAAAAAATATAAATTATATATATATGAAAATAATTTATCCTATTATAGTTATTATATCATTATTTGTATGTTATCATTTTTTTAAAAAATCTAAATTAATAAATAATTCTTTAAATAACAAAATAGTTGAAAGTTTTAATACAACAGATTTTAATGATCCACAATTTAAATTTTTTAATGTATTAAATGATATTAAAACTTCTGATAAAATTATTTTAGAAAATGTACAATCTAAATGTTATTTAAATAGACAAACAATAGATACAGATTTAAAAACCAAAGTGAATAATATTTTAAAAAGAGTTATAACAGATTTAAATAATATATTACAAAAAAATGAATATTATGTAAATGATATGGAAGGTTTATATATTGTAAAAGATGATAAAAATAATTACAGAATAATTACAATATCTATGTTACATGATGTTAAAAATTATTATTCAGTAAAATTTGTAATGGATTTAGTATTCTTTAATAATAAATATTACTTGAATTATTTAAATATAGATGAAAGATCTACTAATAATATATTAAATACATATGATGTAAGACAAGTAGATTTTTCTAAAGGTATATTATTAAATTATGATATGGTAAATGAAGATTTAGAAAATACATTAAATAATTTATATGAATCAAACAATAAAATATTAGATTTTAAAGATATTCAAAACACTACATATAATTTTTTTGAATTAGATAATTTAAGTAAATATTATATATCAGAAAATACTAAAAATTTATATTCACCTTCATTTTGTGATAAATATAATGAAAAACAATGGGATTCTAATGGTAACCCTGTAGAAAATAATAATATACCCGAAGCATGTATTGCAAATAATAATTCATTAACAAGAATATTAAATCACCCGTATGACGCTCCTGGGGTATTAAATGATGGAAAAAATACTAGTGAATATACATGGTTGTTTAGTCATTTTGGAAATCCTGGTGTAGTAGCAAGTGATTATACAGTAAGTTAATTATTTAATCATTTTAGTAATGTCATCCATATTCATACCCATACTTTTCATACCACCTTCTACTGAACCCGCTTCCTTATTTAATTTATATGCTGCTCTACCTATTGGGTTAAACAAACATAAAATATAAAGTATTATAAAGAATAAAAATATACCAAATAAAGTCCATAATATAGACCCCATAAAATCTTTAGTTATTTTATAGAATAATACAGGATATTCTTTAGCAGTCATTGGTCTGAAAGGACCAAAACAATTATCTAATTCTGCTTCGCTTAAGTCATCTCTACAACAATTCGTCCCATTGTCCATTGTACAACTGGCAGATATTGTTGCTTGCTGACCTCTATTATATTCAGTATTTTCTGGGTTTAAACCAGATGGTCTTTCACCTGATTTCCATGGTGTTCTTTTAATTGCTCTATCTTTTATTTTATTATCTTCATAATCACTTGGTATCGCTGCTTGTAATACATCATTTCTATTTTTAAGAGCAGATCGTTTTGCTTTTTCCATATAATCATGATTACAACCCCTTGTTCTTAAAAATGTGTCATTTTCACTTTCACAATTTTCTTTACATTTAGATATTAATATATTAATATTTCTACCAATATCAGATATAATTTCAGAATTACTTTTTTTACAACCATTATATGGTCCTCCATCATCTCTTCTATAAAATTGAAAGTACCAAGGCCATTTATTACCATCAGGACAAGGAACACCAGGAAAATTACATAAATCATGCCACATATCATAGAAGAAATTATGCATATGACATTTAGCAGCATTAAAATCATCTGGAAAATCTACTATTGCTTTTATTGGTCCTTCAATAGTATTTATAGGATTATGTGCTATATTTTTTATATCTTCCCAACTTAAATCAGTAAAAGGATTACCATTTCCCAAATTGGGCAATGGATATCTTCCCTCGCATAATTTAGGACAATCTTGATATAAACCACTACCTTTAATACTATCACAACATACAGCATATTTTCTGGGGGCACTTGTTATATTTATACCATTTACATATCCATTTGTAGGTGATTTATCTTTTGTTAAAGAGGCATTTTTTCCCATCATAGTTCGACCAAAAACATCAGACATTTCAGGACAATAATTGCCATGCGTACATAGATATTTTTCAGGAGAATGCTTATATTGATCATTAAAAGTCCCTGTATAAGTATCACCTACATATGAAGCACTAGTTTCTTTTTCATATAAACTATAATCTCCGGCATAACTACCATTTACAAATCTTCTACAATCATCTCTAAAAAAGTCTTCATCAGAAGCCCATAAATTTCCAAAATCTAATGATAATGATTCCATATCCCAAGACATTATATCTATAGGTATTTGTAATAAAAATGTAATTATACCATTAATTAATAATTCTATACCATATAATGCTTTATAAAATACAAATTTAGTCCAATCAACTGGTCCACAACCTACTACTCCGCAATCACTTGGTTTATCACCTGGGTTATGTTCAGGGACTTTAAGATATTTTTCTATAAAATGCCATAATTTAGGACCAATATATTGCCATGATTTTACATATAATACTATTAATAATACAACAATCAATACACTTTCTCGTCCATATTTTATAATTTGTCCTATACCTGGTATATTTTCAATTTCACCACCTCTTATTAATTCTACAGCACCACATATAACACTTGATACGGGTGGAAATATAAAAAAGGGAGGTATCATTAAAATAGGTTTAACCAACATATCAACCACTGCTGACATTATATAATATAATATATATTATATAATAATATTTTTATCATTACAATAATTTAACCAATTATCCAATGGTTTTTCTAATTCATAATAATCATATATATTTTTCATATTAAATTGTTCATTTTTATCATTTTTTATATTTATAAAACGATAATAATATTCAAATACTTCATGTATATGTTCATTATCAGTCCCTTTAAAATATTTCATAATTATCTTTTTTCCTAAATCTAATAAATATAATATTGAATTAAATTTATAATTTAAACAAAATAAATAATATAAATAATCTGAATATAATCTATAATATTTTTTATCTATTATTTCTTTATTATGAATATAACATTGTCCATAATTTAATAAAATAGGTTTATTTTTACATTGTAATCCTTTTTTAGTTTTACATATACATTTATTTGTTCTAATTCCTTGATGTAACATTAATTTTATATTTTCATAATGATTATTTTTAAAAGGTTTATCAATATTTGTATTATATTCTCTACATAATGGACATTTAATATAAAAATTATTATTTAAATATACTAATTTTTTAAAACAATTAAAATGATATTTATGACCACAACTTAATGTTTTTATAATATGATTATCATTTAATTCTTCTAAACATATAGAACAAGTCTCCATATTCGTTTACATTTATTATTAAAGAATTAGTTTTAAATAAATTTGAATTTTGATTTAAATATATATAAAAATTAAAATAAAATATATTAAAATGATCCGAAACTTTATTCGTCAATCACGTCCATGGACTATGAACACCTCTCCACTTCTAGGAAGATGGAATCGTAATGATAATATTGATAGAAAAGTTGATTTAGCAAATATTGATAATTGTGGAGATCGTGTATGCGGTGATCTTAAACCAAATATTAATTTTGCTATTAATAATAATAATTATGAAAATATTGATTCACATAATAATACTATTTATCATTCATCATTAACAACTAAATATAACTATTCTATTAAATCTATTGTAGATGATTACAATAGAAGATGGAAAAAAAATATTACTGTAGAAGAATATCTTAAAGAATTTACTAAAAAACATCGAGGTGCATGTTAATATATTATTTAATATGTCTATTACATTGAAAATATCCTAACTTACAATATTTACCACATTCATTACCTTTATTTTTTCCAGATTTTAATATAGTATTACACATTATAATTTCATATGGATTATCTGAATCTATTATATGTATTTTAGTATCTATTTTTTTTAATCCATTTATTAATGGTAATAATTGATATGGTGTAGCACAATATGGACATCTATTATATTTATCTTGTTTTAATGTTGTAGCAATACATTCATAATGATATTCATAATTACAATTACATTCTAATTTAATTGAATATTTATCTCCTAAACATTCTCCACAAATAATACAACTCATAATATTTAAGTATATATAAATAATTATAATGATATACTTAAATGATTTATAATCAAGTAATTAATAAAAATAATATTAATATTAAAAAAAAATTAAAATATTCAAAATATTATATATTAATTTATATTAAATATAATAATAAATATTTAATTATTAAAAATATAAAAATATATATAACATTTGGTGAAAAATTTGTTTATAATAATAAAAATAAAAAATATATTGATATTTCATTTCAAAATATTGATAATGATACTAATATAAAAATATTTTATAATAATTTAAATATTATTTATAGTAAAATAAATAAATTTTATAAATATGATGTTGATGATATTATAAAAAAATATAATAAAAATGATTTATTAAGATTAAAAATCACAAAAAATATATTAATTTATAATCAAAAACGAGAAAATATAGATAAAATAATAAATAATACATATGGGAGTTTTATAATTCATTTATATGGTTTATGGTTAATGAATGATACTTTATATTTTCATTGGGAATTATTACAATGTAAATTAGATATGCCTATTTATTTAAGTGAATATAGTTTTATTGATGATGTTAAACCTATCTTTAATAAAGGTAAAGGTAAAGGTAAAGGTATACCTCCTCCACCACCACCAATAAATTCTAAATATGATAAAATGATAAAAATGGGTATACCAAAAGATGCTGTTTTACAAAAGATGCGTTTAGAAAATAATCCAAAGAAAATTAATCCACAAGATTTACAAAATGTTAAATTAAAAAAAACAGTAATTGAAGAAAAAGAAAAAATAGAAGATATGCCATATCTTGCGGAACTATTAAAAAGAATAAAAATATTTTCTAATGTATAATTAGATGCCTAAAAAAACTATAAAAAAGAAAAGAAAATCAAAAACAAAATCATTTGCATTTTATGTAAATTCATTAAAAAAATCCTTTAAAAATAATAATAAAAAATCCTTTAAAAATAATAATAAAAAATCCTTTAAAAATAAAACTAAAAGAATTAATTCAATATAATTTATTATATTTTATTATATTTTTATTATATTAAAATATAATATAATTTATAATGTCTACAGTAAATGATTTACTTGAAGAAATTAAAATAAAATGTCCAGAACAACTCGAGCAAATAAATAATCTGAAATATAATGTCCCTCCAAAAACATTATCTAAAAAAATAATTAAATCTAAATCTAAATCTAAATCTAAACCTAAACCTAAATCTAAATCTAAATCTAAATCTGAACCTAAATCTGAACCTAAATCTGAACCTAAATCTGAACCTAAATCTGAACCTAAATCCGAACCTAAAACTGAACCTATTATAGATAAAAACCTTAAAAAACAAAAAACATTAAAAAAATCTAATAGTGAAATTGGTGATATAAAAATATTTATGAAAGAAAAAAGTAATCAAGATAAATCTATAGAATATAATCAAATAAATCCAAAACAAAAATCGTCAAAAGCTTATCAAAGATATGAAAATTATAAGACTGCTACAAAAATTAGCGAGGCTAAAAAACTTGGTGCTAGTTTAGGTGATTTAGTAAATGATTATAATAAAGGAATATTAAAGATAATGAATATTAAATCTTCAAGTAATTCTCAATCAAGTACAAGTAAATCATCAGATAAACCATCTGATCATGGTATACCATTTAGTTCAATAGAAGGTTGTGGTCATATAGAATTTACAGATGATAATTTAGAGTTAATTAAAAATGATACTTTTATAAAAAAATCCAAACATTTTAAAGAAATTACAACTGATGGTGACGGAAATTGTGGATATCATAGTGTTATTCAAGGATTAATAGAAAGTTATTATATTTTAGGAAATGAATCTAATGATAATTTAAAACAATTTATTAAAAATATAAAAGAAAAATTTAAATTAGATCCAAAACAAATTGTATCTGATAATAGAAAAAATAATAAAATTATTATTCCAAGAAAAGTTATAAATCATTTTAGACAATTTATATTAGATATAGTTAATCCTAAAAAATTTATGCCAGATGGTACTAATATACATATTATAGAAAGAGAAGATGAAGTGCCTATATATATATGGGATACACAAAATGAAAAATATACTAAAAAAGAAATAAAAAAAGAATTTATAAAAGAAAGTCAAACAAAAAATAAACGTATTGTAAATAGTATTAAAGGTGGTATAAAAGATACAGGTAGTATCACAAGTAAATATTGGTTAAGAGAAGAAGTTATAAATGGTATTGTAAGTATATTTGATATTACAATATATTCATTTATGACTTATATAGATAGTTTATATCAAGTTGATAGATTTATAAATACTCCAGATTTTAAAGGAAAACAATCAGAAGGTCATGAAGAAAAATTTGGTAAAGGTCACGTAATATTTATAGTAAATAATAGCGTACATTTTACATATCTTAAAACAAATATTCAAGGATATGATAATAATATATTAAAATGTTTAGGATTAGATGAACAAGAAGTTACATCTTCATCTAAATCTTCATCATCATTATCATCTAATAGTAAAAATGTTATAAAATTAATGGACTTTTTAAATATAGATGAAGCAAAAGCAAGAAAATTATTAGAAGAAAATAATGATGATTTACAAAAAGCAATAGATAATAATCTAAAAAGTTCTTCAAAATCACCATCATTAAATTTACCTTCTAATCCATCATCTTCATCCAAATCTAATAAATCTTCTAAATCTAATAAATCATCCAAATCTTCTATATCTAATAAATCATCTAAATCTAATAAATCATCTAAATCTAATAAATCATCTAAATCAGATGAATCATTAAATTTAAAACCATTATTATCAGTTGCTAGTAGTGTAGATTCAGTATTAAGTGAAAGTGATTTAGAAGATATAGATTATTCAAAAAATCCTAAATTATATGAACAAGAATTATATAAAATATTAAGAAAAAAAATGCCTAAATCTACTGAACCTGAAATAAAAAAAGTATTCAACGATAAAATAAAAGAAATAAAATCTAAATATAATCAATAATGGATAATATATTTTTAGATGGAAATATAGAAATGAATGAAAATAATTATGTAAATGAATATAATATAATAGATAGAAACACTAATTTAGTTCAATGTGAAGATAATCAAAAAAATTTATATGATATTAATAAATTAATAGTTAAAGATGTATATAGAGAAAATATTTTATTATCAAGTAAAGATACTGACGATTGTAAATATGATAATAAAACATTAAGATTTAATTTAAATAGTGATAAAGCAGGTGGTATACAATATAAAAAAAATGTTATAGGTTTTAGATTAAATGAATGTATATTTACATCACCAGTATTTAATGTAAAAGAACCTAATAATACAATAAATACTAGTGGAACAGAAAATATTACTATTAAAACAGGTTATTATAATATGAAAGAATTGGCAACTATTATTAATGAACAAAGTGAAAATATTACTACTAGTGCTAGTTATACAGTATCATATAATGCATCATATAATTATAAATTTACTATTAAGATTAATAGTAGTAATAGTCTAACTTTCACAGATACATCTAAAGAATCATTAATATATAAAATGGGATTCCATTTTGATAAAGAAAATAAATTAGATATTAACAGTTCGTTGACAGCAAATACTTATCCTTCATTATGTGTAGGAACATATTTAGATATAGTTGTTAATGAAATACCATATAAAGCATGTAAACAAAATCTTAACGGTATAAATATAATATCTAGAATACCTATAACAAAAGCATCAGATAGTTGTACAATTGGTCCTGTTATACATTATAAATCAGATTATAATATAAATAATGAAAATTTATTTTATCCAATAAATTTAAGCACTTTAACAATTCATTTATATATGGATGGTGTAGAATTAAATTTTGAACATATGACAATATCATTTGAATTTGAGTTAGTTATTTTAAATAAATAATTAAACTAAAGATACTAATTCTTTAGGTACCATATATGTAGAACTTTTATCACCTGATTGTTTACCAGGTTTACAACATATTTTATATGATTTATCAGTTATTTTTTCTACTGTACCAGTAAAATCATCACCACCTTTTGTCCATTTAACTTTAGAACCAATAACTATTTCTAATGGTTGTTCTTCCTCTTCTTCTTCAGATTCTTTTTCTTCTTCAGATTCTTCAGATTCTTTTTCTTCTTCAGATTCTTTATCTTCTTCTTCTGATTCTTTATCTTCTTCTTCAGATTCTTTATCTTCTTCTTCAGATTCTTCTTGTAGTTCATCTTCTTCTTCAGATGCTTCTTCTTCTTCAGATGCTTCTTCTTCTTCTTCAGATTCTTCTTTTTTATTTAAACTGACTAATTCTTTTTTAACTCTATACATTTTACCGTCTGGTTTACAACAAATCATATATGATTTATCAGTTATTTTATCTATATTACCAGTTAATTCTTTATTACCAGACATCCATTTAACTTCAACACCCTTTTTAAATGTATCTTCAACTGATTCTTCAACTTTAGGTTTATCTACTTTAGGTTTATCTACTTTAGAGGTATCTTGTTTCTTTGCTTTTTTCTTTTTTATAGGTCCATCATGTTTATAATCTTTAGATATTATTTTAGGATCTTCAATCATATAATAATATTCAATATTATCATTTATATTTCTAATTTCTCTTGTTAATTTATTTATGATATCTAAATTTTCTATATATTCTTTTTTTAAATCATTAATTGTTTCAGAATTTTCTGGTAATTTCATTTGTTCAAAAATAATTTTAGATTTATTTTTTAATTCTTTAATTTGATCATAATTTTTTTTAATTATATCAGAATTATTATTATATTTATTAAATAAATCTTTTATAGATTTTAATTCTTTTTCATATTCTTCTTTTATTTTAATATTATCTTCTTTATTTTTAGGATTAATATCTATATATTTACTAATAACTTCCCAATTAATAGAATTTTCAAGAATATTTTTAAAATATAATAAATCTTTATCAGATTTGTATATAGGTAATTTAATTTTAATTTTATCACCACATTTAGAACTAGATTTATCACCACAATTTAAAATTAATTCACCATAAATTTCTTTAAATTGTATATCATGTTGACATTCATTGCATTTTTTATCTTTATCTTTTGTAGATAATAATAATTTTTCACTATAATAAATTTTAATTAAATCTAAATATTCATCCATTATGATTATGTATATTATTATATAATTTATTTATTTTATGATTATATATTATTTTATTTAATTCTTTAGATTTATATCTTCGATAAAGTAAATAAATAAATATACAAAATACAGAAAATATTAATAAATGTATTAATAGATAATCAAATTTTCCAGTAAATTTAGGTTTAGGTTTAATTTCAATAGGATTATCTAAATGAATATTTTTATTAATATTATTAAAAAAAGTAACTGTTTTAATATCTGTCAATTTAGGTCTATCCATAATTAAATATATAAATAGAAATTTTTTATTTAAACAAACTCATTATTTTTAGTAACTAATAAAACATATAAAATAATAGATGGTATTAAAATTACTAAAAATACAGGATATAATGTTTGATCTTTACCAGTACCATATGATTTTACAGAACCATCTGAATTAAATAATTGTATAGGTTTTTTATAAAATAAAGCAACAGATAATAATACTTGTGCTATAATTACTATAAATACATTTTTATCAATATTAATAATCATTTATATATTTATATATAATATTTTAATAAAATTATTTTATATATATATATGGAAAAAACAATAGATAATGATGATAATGAAATATTAGATGATAATGAAATATTAGATGATAATGAAATATTAGATGATAATGAAATATTAGATGATAATGTACAATTTACAGAATGTGGATTTTCAGAAGAAAATAGTTGTTATGCATATACAGATGATTTTTTATTAAATTATGTTAATAATAAACATCCTATTAATATATCAGATATTGAAATAAAAGAAATATTAAGTTTTATTATTATGAATGAACAATCAGATTTAAATAAACTTTCTTTAAAATCTACTATTAGTAAATCTATAAAGGGTAGCAAAAAATTCAAAAAGAAAAAATCAAAAAAGAAATCACAAAAATCTATAAAAAAATCTATAAAAAAATCTAAGAAAAAATCTAAGAAAAAATCTAAGAAAAAATCTAAGAAAAAATCTAAGAAAAAATCTAACAAACAAAAAGGTGGTAATGGACAAATATTTTTACATAATATAGATAAATTACAAAAAGAATTAATACAATTAATTAAAGATGGTGATATTAATTCACTAAAATTATTTATGATAGATCTATTGACAGCATCTAAAAAAATGGGTCAATATTCATGTTTAAATTATAATATTATAAAAGAATCATATACACAAGAATCATATAGAAGATATGGTAATTCATTAGAATCTATTATGTCAACTTCTCAACTATCATCTAAATTAGTATTTTCAAATAATATTCAAAATATATTTGAAAATTTATTAACTAGTACAGTAAATTTTGATATTGAAAAAATATGGGAAGATCCGGAAAATAATTGTTCAAGAGGATCAACAAATAATTCTTGTAGAGTTAGAAAACCAACTGTTATAAAATATTGGAATAATCCATCTATTTTATCTTTAGGCACTATGAAAATAAAATTTAAAACTAATATTAATTTAGCAGAATTAATAGTTTGGTGGAATTGGGTGATAATATTGGGTGGAAATACATTTTGTGGAACTTTGACAAGAGTTTTAAGAGGTGAAATAAAAACTGAAGATTATACATTTTGGAGAATAATTCTTTATAATTTATTAAATGTACCATTTCAAGGTATTAATTCTATAAGAGATCAATTAAAAATGGAATTAGATACATCTGATTATCAATTATTTAAATCTAATGAGAAGATGACATTATTAACTCAAACTGATGATGTACCTGTACCAGAAGAAAAATATTTATATAGATCAGAAAGATATATAAATGGTAATCATTGGTTAATGGATCAATTATTAAAAATTCCTCAATTTTTAGAATTAAAAGATAAAGATTTAGAATTAGCTGACGATGGATCAAAAGTTTATATATCACAATGTTCAGTTATATCAACAACATATAATTTAAATTTTGCTAAAAGCTGGGTAAAAGGTGAAATTAAAAGTGTAATATATATAATAAAAGGTGAAATAGATGCTAATGGGGATGTAACATTAATTAATGGTAGTCCTTGGGAGATAGAAATGTATGGTCCTACAAGGCAATCAGAAATAATATTATCTCCTTGTATGTATCTAGTAGATAAATGGTATGAAGAAATTGTAAATGGAAAAACAATTTGTTATATAGAATTATATGTATTAAGAGATTTTAAAGAATTAATTATTAATAATATTATAACAAATCATACAGTTGGTGAAAATATATCATTAGTACAGAAGAAAAAAATAATAAAATTAATGTTATTATATTTAAATGAAAATGAAAGAGGAACTAACTTTTTTGATTCATTTAATAGAAAAATGCAAGAAATTTTAAATATAATAATTAATAGAATTAATTCTTTAAAAGAATTAAGTAATCCTGAATTATTTGAAATAATGAAAATATTAGGTAGAAGTGATTCAAAAAATTATAGAGAATTTATTGAAGCATTAAAAAATATAACTCCAACTGAAGATTTAACACCATCAATGAATGAACCTGAACTAGATGATTCTTAAATATTAATTACATATACCCTATATGGAATTTATAATTATATATACCCTATATGGAATTTATAATTACATATACATATGCATAGGTGGTTGTCCATTATTATTATTTAATTTTAATAAATTATCAATATCATCATTAGTAATAGTATATGGTAATTTAAAATCTTTAATTTTAAAATTTAATTCAATATCACTATCATTAGTTAAATAATA